ATTGACTGCTACCCTCTTTATCATGTATCGCAGACCACTCTCTACCTCTCCATGTATTCATTTCCTTGATCATGTCACGACGTTGATACATCGCATGTTCCACAACCTCAAAATGATCAGCCACCTCTTCAGCATCCAATGCCTTCTCAAGAGCATCTTGGTATGTTGGATCGCACCTCGCTGTTTCTTTGATCTTCTCCTCGGTTGTTTTTTCGCCAGACGTTTCCAACGCCTTGCGAATCCTTGCCTTAACTCTTGCAAGAGTCGTCTCTTTGTGTGCGTCCTGCCGTCGCTTGCGATTCATTGCGATGGCTGCAAGCCCTGCCCATGCTGTGTACAACTCTGCTTGATGCTGCATAGCTAAATGTAGATCTGCCTCATCTATATGCGCAGCGGCATCCGCAGCTTTAGCTAGGGTATCGAGACTGTTTGCCAGTCTGGTAAACGTCTCTTCGCGGGTTTCTACATTCCCGCTGGTGGGGTCAAGAAGCATAAGTATAACACCTTGTCTTAGTTGCCTGTATCTTCCTCGTAGTCTTCCCAGTCTTCCTCTTCATCTTCGTCATCTTCATCTTCGTCATCTTCGTCATCGTCCCACTCGTCTTCGTCATCGTCCCAGTCTTCATCGTCCCACCCATCTTCGTCTGCCTCGTCTGCATCTTCATCAAAGTCGTAAAGGTTTTCACGTATCACCGGCATAGGCAACACAACACTCCTCGACTGAGGCGGTTCAGCATATCCGGGCCAATCTGAAACAGCCCGTAACAACTCGACAACGCTATTTGCGGACATGACGCTATCTCCTGCGGTGAGGCAGCTAAGATATCGCGAACAAACAGGACAGTCTGAATCCGGAAGTCGGCAGGCAGCTCTTCCCAAACATACCTTGCAGCTGCCTCCATCTGCATATCCAGCAGTTCCAAAATGTGCAGCATATTCTCCCAGCATTCCGATCTTCCCGGCATGACTTGTTGCACAACATTCTCCCCGTACCTCTATTATATGTCAGACTTGAAACTTTGATTCTCCAGATCGACTTTTTTCAGGTGACCCCAGTCCATTCCAGCCTCCAGATCGACCTTGATGGGGACCGTAAGCCAATGGAACGAAAGGCTTTCCATCAAATGCTTCACGATCCGTGCAACCTCCCAAAATTTTTCCATGGGAACGCTCAAGATGATGGAGTCGTAAACTGTGAGGACAATCCTAGCCTGGATTCCAAGCTGCTTCATCGCATGGTAAATTCGGATGATTGACAAGAGCGTAAGATCGCTAGCCGTAGACTGAGTCGGAAAATTGTACGCCTGCCGAATCGACTCCTGATTGACTTCGGTATACCGACGCCTACGACCAAACGGAGTCTCCTGATACTTCTGCATACGAATCATCCGCTCCTGCATGCCCATATATCGCCAAACACCGGGAAAAGCAGTCTTGTGATCTGACAGAAACTTCCTCGCCGCAGACTCTGTGTTGCCCTCCTCCACAAATGACTTTATGAGTGACTCCTCACCCATTCCATAGATAATTCCGAAGCCAACTTTTTTGGCGCCCTGCCTCTGTTCTTTTGTGACTTGTTCAATGAGACAACTCTGTACAACCGCAGCTGTGGCGGCATGTGCATCTTTCCCTTCCCGGAAGAAACCGCAAAACCGCTCGTCACCAGACAAACAAGCCATGACCCGCAGTTCGATCTGTGAGTAGTCAGCCTGCAAAAGCACCTGCCCCTCATCCGGTACGAACAATGACTTGATCAATGAGCCGTCGTCAAGAATCTTAGCAACCGTATCGTTGCGAGGCAGATTCATTAGATTGGGCGACGAACTTGAAATTCTTCCAGTGACAGTCCCATGTACCTTGTAGCTCGTGTGTGCCTTACCGTCCTCTCCCAATAACCTGCGTGTCTGCTCAACGTAAGTAGACTGCAATTTCATAAGCCGACGCCACATCTCAATATCGGCAACGAATGGCCGGCTGTTGTAATGAGCCAACACCTCTTTATCTGTAGAAAATGCTTGAGAACCGGTGCGCTTGATGCACTTGAGTTTCATGTAATTCTGCATGATGTCGGCAACCTGCACCGGAGAACCAGGATTGAATTCATCGTTGTTCACCGACTCCCATCCCCGAACCTGCTGTCGTTTACGTACACGAGATGTCACACTAACAATCTTCTTTGTCAGCACGCCGTTCAAATTCTCCAGGGCTTCATCCGCAACCCGCACTCCCTTATACTCCACATCCATCAGAACATCAGATAGAGGCAGTAGCAATTCCTGAAGCAACCACTTCTGCTTCTGACTCAGCATCGGCTCAAAGACTTCCCGCAGCCTCCAGGTGGCATCAACATCGTGACAGAGATACCTGCACAGGTTATTTGTGTCGGCCAAAGCAAACAGCGACTTCCATGGTGACATGGTGGTATAGACCAGAGCTAAACGCTCAAGTCCATGGGTTCCACGCTCCTCGTCAAGCAGATAGTGGGCCACCATAGTGTCGAAATCGATGTTGCAGAAGTCCACCCCAAACGAGGAGCGTACCCACTTCTGATCGAACGACAAGAAGTTCTGACCAAATAGTTTCTTCTCACGAAAGATCTTAGCGAGACGCGTCTTGATGTGTTCATAAATCTTGTCTGTCCACAGCAAGAACGAATCCACCCCACGCGCATACAGAGGAATAGCCCTAGCTATTCCTGGACCCCAACTAAACCCTACCGCAACCACCCGCCCATTGGAGTATGGGAACAGCATTGGTTCCCACTCAGTAGAACCAGTCTCCAAGTCGCACGCCAGCAAATCATGTGTCTCAATCTCATCGAGAATGTCATCAGCCTGCTGCGGAGTCATCGCAACACGATAGTCCTTGGGAATGTCACCTCCCAACATGATATTGCCGGACTGTGTCTGCTCGCGAATCCACTGCAGATCAGCGACCATGCTATTACGCATGACTACTTGCTCAGGGCCTCTTGTATTAAGCAGCGAAGCCGGCTGTTCAATAGGGAATACCAAGCGGCTCTCCTGACCAGAGATTGCACATGGAAGCCCTCGACGTCGAAGCTTCCGCAAACCAGTCTGCCCGGTGAGCCATGTCATGGCCTGAGCACCGGCAGCGATCAGCACTGTGGGGTTGACTTCCTCCAGCTCCTTGATGAAGTAGTCACGGCAGGAAGCCCACTGCCTCTCCTTGATCGTCGTCTCGAATGGCGAGCAGCGGAGTGTATTCGTGAAGTAGCAGTTGTTGTAATTGATACCTGCCTCTCGAAGCATCTCATGTAGCAGCCGGCCGTTGACACCTGTCATAGGACGCCCAATCTTGTCATCCCCCTTATCCGGAGAACGGCCAACAATCATGTACGTCGCATTATGTGGTCCGGTGCCTGGCATACAGTTCGTAACCAACAGAGGTGAACTGCACAGATCACAAGCAGCACACTTCAAATCTGTGCGATACTCACCGTCGACTATGCTGATCAGACTAAGCTGCGGCACTTCCTACTCCATGTCTAAAAAACCTACTACAAGTAGAAAAAACCCCCAACATGCAGATACTGTGAAAGCAGCTGCCTGCATTCCAGGGTTTCCCCACATAGCAGAAGCCCACCATGCACTGGCAATCAGTGCGCCAACTGCAGATGTCAAAAACAGTCTCGCAAACATACTGCACCTCCTAAACCATCAGACAAACAACATGCTCGAACGATCCATGGACAAACCGCAGGTGCATCTTCCCTTCTAATACCCCGGAAAAATCTACCTTCCTGGTAATTGCCAGTGCTTCCGAGAGGAAGTCAACCGACATGCGAATCTCAAACGGTTTTGGACACAGCCAAGCAATGGATTCCTCGGCGTCACCTATCTCCGACACAGCCAACCGAATGTGCAACTGCGAACCATCGGCAGACAGGACGATACCACGCCGCTTCTCTGTAGAACTACCAGTCAGAGAAAAGACTCGCGAGACAGCTGCCGCAGTACCCTTTGGCAGCTCAAGAATAGTAGGAGATCCAAACCTATCTATCTGCTGATCGATGGCACCAAAAGGAAATTTATGAGCAGTCTCCCTGGCCACCACAAACATGTCCCGGTACATCGCTAGCAGAGAACCGTTGTTGTAGAACCAATTCGCAGGCTCTCCAAAGGAAGAAAACACCTTTGCAGTGCGTGCAGATATCCTAATCTTCTCAGGGACAGCCATGCCAGACATCCTCACACGCGTCGCTCGATTCCCATCCGTGGAGTAGACATGATTTCCTGAAATTCCTAGTCCGCCGAGATCCTTATCCCCTGCTGAAAACAACACCTGCTTCATCTCTGAAGCAAGCTTATCCAGCTTTGGCAATGGCAGTAGCGCCTTCGGAAGAATATCAGGAAACGGCTCAGCAGCATGAGTCTGCAACGTGACTCTGAAAGAACCGCTGACGACACGCACCAACGATCCGTGCTGCTCAAAAACTATATCAGCATCTGCGGGAATGCTATCCACCACTCGCATGATGCGATCAGCTGGGATACAGCAGCTGAGCGGCAAACCTGTGTGGACACCTACACCAAGCTCTCCATTGAAAGCGAAAAGATAACCATTCCTGAAGCACACAGACCTGTACAGTTCAACCTGAGCCTTCGGGTCAATTGCACTCCGTGCAGCTCGCAGGCATGGTTGCAGCTTCTCTTTATTGATATTCACCAATCCACTCCAAGTTTGTTCATGGCACGAGTAATCTCTTCGATAGCTCGGCGATCAGGTTTTCCACCAACAAAGATAGATCCGCGACCAACAGTTAGAATGTCGCCTATCGTGTGCAAACCAATACCACGAAGTATTTTCCGCGTGCGAGAATTGATCATCGGCAACATCTCCAAATCGGTTGCCAGTATCTCCGCATCCGCAGAAGCAAACTTATGCTCACCACAGACAGCTGTTGCAAATTTATCAACCTCGGTAGGATACCGAATGCACACTCCCTTCTGGTTCTCAAGTGGAACCTTCCTGTGCGTCGGTCCAGACAGGAAAAATGCGCAGCTCGCGCAGATCACCGGGGCATCAGGGAATTTCTCTGATTCGTTACTGTCGTTACTCACGGTTCTAGCTCCAAATAGCGCGCCACCAACGGGGCGGCTTCATTGCAAAAGCACGTAACATCTTCTTTAGACACGCCGGCATATTTCTCGATGTATGAAAGCTTTCTACCCTGCCGCAGACATTGTAGCAGCCGAGGAAAATCACGCGACTTCATCAGGTTGACCATCGCACGTTTACAACGTGGGGACATCTTCTCCATCAGCTCGCACAACTGACACTTCTGGTCAGCCCCTCTGGTACGATCCTGAATAGAACGACACTGGTCGTATTCGAGATGCTGTGATGTAACCTTGCGCCTATGCTCGCTGCGTACCCGCGATCCAACGTGGTTCCTGAGCCGACGAAAAAGAAAGGTGCCGAATGTGGCACCCATGTTCTCATCATAGACATCCAATGCCTTGGTTGCTACCATCAGCAACTCACTCATGGCATCGTCGAACCGCAGATTAGCGAGGTACGGCATCTTGCGAACCATGGAGTTCGCAAACCGCTTGAAGTACCCGTTGTACTGTCCTCGCTCCAGTGACCTACGCGCAGACACTGAGCGTCGTAACAAAGTTTCTGCCACTTGCACCCTCCTTATAGGCAGGCTATGTTGCACGAAATTACTTGTTCACAAGCACCCAATCAATTCCATCGCGAATCAAAGCAGCTTTTGAACTGCCTCTATTTTCTGCGAGTTCCTTCAGTGCTTGCAACTTATCAGGATCTACCTGATATGAATCTGCTACCATCCGACAGCTTCCCAACGGCTTGCGTCCCACCTTGTTGCCCGAAGGCACTACAACAGCAGGAGACTCGTCGGTGCCGATTTGATCGGCCATTGTTACCACCTAGTCGTTTCAATAAATGACTCCAGCTCCCATTCCTTGCAAAAACGGGCAAACGCCATCGGATCTTCTTTAATGAAAACCGTGGCCTGCCGAAGCATGTCGATCCCTTGCTCCCTGGTATAAAATGACTCATCCCAGGTTCTCGGAAGCCGCATTAGTTTGAGATTCCGTTCAACAATACTCCACTTCTCATGCTTGGCAAGATTCCGGTACTTCAATTCACCGGGAGTCAGCTCAACATCGGGACGAAGCCAGTCACGAACAGCATTTGCTGCCCGCTTCGGTCCTATCCCATCAATGCCCGCGATGTTGTCAGATTCATCTCCAACGATAGCTCGGACGAACACGATCTCTGCAGCATGTTCAACATTCCAATAGCTGCACACCGTCTCAACATCCAACTTATCGCGATACGCATCAAAGATCCTGCACGATGGAGAGATGATCTGGTGAAAATCTTTGTCGCTGCTGAACACCCAAACAACATCGCCGTCCTCTTGGATAAGGTGTGCCAACACCGAGATGATGTCGTCAGCCTCACATCCTAGGACTCTTACTTGATGGATGCCTAACAGCGGTAAGCCCTCACGAAGGGCTTCCATCTGTGACACAAAACTGTTCCACTCAGCCTTCTCTTCTTCCGTTGGATTGGTGGGCGTTCGATTGGCCTTGTACGCTGGATAAATATCCTTTCGTCCCTGGCTGTGCCCACCATCCCACACAACAGTAATGTCATCCGGACTGACTCCAACCTGATTGCCAGCATGAGATAGACCGCGAAGAAACCCAAAGATCACACCCGACGAACGACCGTCCTTGGTCATCAGTTCGTTTACCTTAGCATGTCGACAACGACTGGCAAGATGATTTCCGTCGGCTAATAGTCGCATGAGTTTCTCCGCAGGTCAAGATGTTCTAAATATAACATCGTATGAATAATAGGCAAACCCCATTTAAGGACTAGCAACCAGTAGGTCAAAGGAGTTATTTACAACCCGTGCGTGTCGGACAAGTTGACAACAGGCATCATGGCCAATACTGTTAGGGTCCGATCCCGGAGGCATGTCCACCACGTAGTTGTCAAAGAAGTTTCTGGTCTTCCGAAGAATAGCATTGATCTGCTTAATCCAGGCATCCTCGTCCAGCATCCATACCAGCTTGGTCACTCCTCGCTTGCGTAATTCCCACAGCCGGTTGAACTGCCCATCCCGAAGAACAGAACCGAAGATCCCTACCGCATTGAATCCAATGGTCTCAGCATCAAAGATAGATTCTGTGATCACAACATGGTCAATCCGGGAATCCCAGGCCGGCGTGTGGTAGAGCATTCTCGAGGTCTCCAACCACTCAGGAAAAAGGGACTTCGGTGTCCTGCCTGAGAAACTCTTCGCGTCAAACCCCTTAAGTTCCCCAAATTCACACACCGGTAAGATCCAACGGCCGGCATATCTTCCATCTACACAGACACGTACCCTGGACTCCATGTGAGACAGGCCCCTAGCCCTCAGATTGGCTCGTGCAGGGTGCTCTGGGTCCGCGGCGATAAGCGGGAGGGATTCTGGAGGAAGCAGCTCTGGAGGCTTCTGTGGACTCTGAGGGGCAGGTGTTGAATCTGGCACCCCGGATTCCTCGAAGATCCTCTCAATGGCTTGCCACTTAGTCAGCCCATCCAGCAACTGAATCAGATCAACCAGGCTCCCATGCCCCTCCCAGGCGAGACCCCTCCCGCCCTCCGTACACCTGAAGCACTGGATCCGTTTACTGGTGCGGTGGATCGACAGCGTCTTCCTCCCTCCGCAGTTCGGGCAGTCCACCCGCACATTGTTCCCATTTCCAACCACGAGTTTCTGAACTCGTGTCGACAGATAATTCATCAGCGGAAAGCCGTTGATGGCATCAGTCAAGGGATTGTTCATAGCTCCAAATCCTCTGGCGTGCGAAGTCTGGAGTGACCGGAATGCTGATGTGCTTCTGGCCGTTCCTGTTCTTGACGATGAACAGAGTCAGGCGACCCTGCTTCTCCTTGTCTTTACTCTGATTGAGCGAAACCACGACATCAGCATACTGCGGTTTGGAAATCGAGCCACCCGAATGCTGCTGGTCGGCAAACTCATTGTCAGAAGCAGCACGATTCGACTGCATCCCGGTGTAGCCTGGAATGTTCTCATCCTGCATCCACTCCCGCCAATTGCTGTAGACATTCTTACCCGTCTGGTAGAGATCTCCCTGCATTGCGGAAACCTCGGGCAGAAGAAGATCGGCATAGTCAATGATCACCACGTTATAGGCGAAGTTCTTCTGCGCACGGATCATCTTCGCGGCACGCTTAAGATCCGACACGCGAGTAGACGCGTCTGGCATCTTAGCCAGCCAGATACCTCCATTGCGGGAGGTGTAGCGTTCAACCCGTCGCTGAATGAATTCTGCTTCGAGAAGTCCTTCGCCATCGTTCAATACACCTGAGATGCACTGATCAAGTCTATCCTCTAGTGCAGCAATTGATTCCTCCAAGCTGAAGAACAAAACCTTCTTGCCGGAGAACATAAAATTCTTGGCCAACTGCACCATCAGGGCCGTCTTACCCATCGAGGACTTCTGCGATTGAAATACCATCGTCTCACCGCCGCGGAGTCCTGTGATGTACTTGTCAATTGGATCGATCAGTGTCCAGCACCTCTCTTCATCCTCCCGCCCACGCCGCTGAATCCTTTCTTGGACATCAGAAGTATATTGCTGCCCAAGTATAATCTGCATCCCAATGGGTTCGCTTAACGTAGCCAGCAAGGCTTCAGCTTCCTCAAATCTCCCAGCAGATGCCAGCTCGGATACCCTTGGCATCGATGACTCAATCCGTTGATATCTAACAAACTTCTCGAACTCGTCAAAGATGTAATCACGATTCTCAAGTTGAATCCCGATAAGATCTTCCAAGATCAATACGATCCGCTTGTGTAGATCCTCACTCAGTAGGCCTGAGCAGCGAAGATCCTTAAACTCATGATAGATCAGCGTCTTCGGAGAAGTGCCTCGCTCATGGAAGTGTGCGATGCATGCCCTGACAATGCGCTGCATAGCATCGTCTGTGAAATACTCAGGCTTCAAATCCCTGGCCACACGCTCCAGAAAATCAGCATCCTTCAGAACGAAAGCTACGAAGCACCGTTGGAAGTGCGCATCAAATTTCTGCGAAAATATTCCGCCAGCCATTTGTTACCTCCTAGCCCACCAGGAGGCGCGCATAGATGCGGTTGAGTTTCTCGGAAGAGTTTCTCGGCGTGTCATCATTA